TAAGGGCAGCAAATGGTTACTAAAGTTATTATAGCTCTGATTTTATTTTCTGGTGGAACAATGATTGAACACACAGTCACTGATGGTGTTAAAGACTGTCTTGAAAAGAAAAGAATTATTGAACGCAATATGCAATCAGATACTGCAAGAGTATCTTGTGCTAAAGTTGAAGCACAAATAGAAACCATAGAAGGTGTTGAATTTATCAGATCTTTGAGTAAAGTAGACTAATGAAAAAAAAGGAGCTAATCATGTGTGATTGTAAAACAGATGCGGATTGTATATGTCGATTAAGATAGATATTAAAACAGTTTTACCCTATCTGGTATTGTTTGGAACAATAGCCATGACATGGGGCATGTGGTCAGAACGTCTAAATGCAGTTGAAGAAAAGGCAGATAGTGTTGCAAAAATGCAACAAGATATTGCCATTATAAAAGATAGAATTCTTCAAATGGATGATAAAATAATGTGGATTGAAGAGTTTTTAATTAAGACAGTGGAGTTTTAATGAAACAATGTCAAATCTGTGGATGCTCTTGTCACTGTTCTTTAAACACATCTTGTATGTGCGAGTGTCCGAGGTGCGTGCATGACGATCAGCCGAGCCCAGATGAGACAACAGGTGATGAAGCCGGGAAGGATTAAAAGGAAAAAGAAAAATGACAAAACTATGCCCAAGAGGAAAAGCCGCAGCAAAGCGTAAATTTTCGGTGTACCCGAGCGCATATGCTAATGCCTATGCTTCCAAAGTCTGTGCAGGTAAGATTAAAGATCCTAGCGGAGTAAAGAGAAAAGATTTTAGAGGACCTAAGCCATCAGGGAAAGCTGATGGAGGTATCATAGATTTTAATAAAATATCACAAGGTCGTAAGAAAGTTTCAAAATTTAATAAGGGTGGCATAGCTAGAGGATGTGGAGCGGTTATGGCAAACAAAAGAAAAACTACTAAAATTATTTAGATGGCTAAACCAGGTTTAAAAGAGTGGTTTAAACAGGATTGGAGAGACATTAGTTCTCGAAGAAAAGATGGTAGTTTTGCTAAGTGTGGTAGAACAAAACAAAAAAAAGACGCTAAACGAAAGTATCCAAAGTGTGTCCCCGCAGCAAAAGCCGCAAGAATGACTAAGGGGCAAATTAAATCAGCAGTATCTAGAAAACGAGCAGCAGGTAACGTGGGACCTAAACCCACTAACGTAAAAACATTTGTCAAGAAAAAAACAAGCAGAAAAAATAAAGCTTGATGTAATTAATTGGTCTAAGACTGTCTTAGAACCAGTTAATAAGCACATAGGTTTTCCAGCCTGTCCTTTTGCAGCTAAGTGGAGAAAAGATAATAAAGTGCGAATTGAAGTTCGCATGGATAAATCTAAATACGAAAAACAACTAACCTCTGTTATTAAGTCTTGGAATAAAAAACAACACGATATAATAATTTATTGTGATCCTTTTTTTGAACAATATAGCCCCGAACAATTTCAAGACAAAATAGATTTT